GTAAAAATACATATTGCTCCTACTCAAAACCAGAGTATCATCAGTATGATTTTATCGTGGATTACGAAGATAACAGTAATCTAGAAGCTAGTTTAGAGTATGCCTCCAGCGAAGAAGTCATCAAAAAAGCTAAGGAAACTCGTGCCTTACGCAACGATATCGAGCAGAATTTGCCTAAGGGCACTACTGATCCTGAGTCTATTGATACTACCGATTTGATCTTTAGAGTCATGACCTGGGATCATATTCCTATGGCTCCCAAAGCTCCAAAAAAAGTAGCCAAGAAGAAGTCGGCTAAGGACATCTTTGATTTTGACGAAGAGGAAGACATTTTTGAGGATTTAGAAGCGGTTGCTCCCGTCAAGAATGTTGACGACTTGGTTCATGTCAGGGTCAACTTCCCGCCGTTTCAACATTTCAAGTTCAATCGTGTCGGCAGCCTAGTTTGTGTCGGCAAATCACACTGGGAGGGCGATATGAAGACCGGCGAGTTTGCTCGTGACAAAGGTCAGATTACCAATACACTCGCCCGTATGTATTTGAAGTTGTGCGAGAAGTACGGCACCAAGTGGAACTGGCGCGGCTACTCATACAACGACGAAATGCGAGGCAGTGCTATTCTACAGTTGACTTATGTTGGTCTACGATTCAACGAGGCAAAGTCAAACAATCCGTTCGCTTACTTTACCGCAGTGCTAAACAACTCTTTCTGTCGTGTTCTCAATACCGAGAAGAAAAATCAAAGTATTCGTGACGACATTATGGAATACAACGGCCTCGCTCCATCTTTCACCCGACAATTCGCAAACGAATATAAAGCACAAGAATAACGGTTTGGTTGTTCTTACTCCAAAAGCAGTTGACTTTGTTGACTGCTTTTTGCTATACTATGTATTTGAAAGCAAAGTAGATAAACACTAGTATTCACTTAGGACTAAAATGTTCATTTATAAAATAACAGTCAAACCATTAAATCAAATATACATTGGATTAGATACTAAACCAGAATACAAAAAATCTCGCTGGAAATCTCACTGTAAAGATTCCGAAACCTCCAAAAGAAAAATTCATTTAGCAATAGCAAAATATGGCATCAATGAGTGTGTGTACGAAGTCATCGACAGTGGTTTCGATTCAATTGGTCAATTAGCATTAGCAGAAATAAAATACATCAAGCAATACGATTCGTATCACAATGGTCTAAACTCTACGCCTGGTGGCGATGGCTTAGGCAAACATGATCTATCTTCTATGACAGATGAGGAAATCAAGTCAATCAAAATGGCACTTGGAGAATCATTCACTGAATATAATAAAAAGAAATGGGATGGCATGACTTTAGAAGAAAGAAGAGAAAAGACATCTCATCTTCACACAGATGAGATTATATCAGCAAGAACTGAAACTCTAAAAGAGTTCTATAAACATAATCCAGAGATGGCATTATCAAAATCGATTGCTATAGCAAAGTGGCAGGCAGAAAACAAAGATAAAATGATAGAACAGAATAAAAGAAATGGTCTCATCGGTGCAGCTAAGATGTCAAAAGCAGTTACAGTAGAAAAAGAAGATGGCACTGTTGAAACCTTTGTCAGTAAGAGTGAGTTCCGAAGAAAAACAAATATATTGTATGCCACTTTAGTTGACAATATGAAGCGAGTTGAGTATTATAAAGGATATAAGATAAAAAATGACTAACACAAAAAATTTATTCAAAAAGGCTGCCGTTTTTACGGATCTTCATGTAGGCCTAAAAAGCAACAGCATTGTTCATAATGAAGACTGTCTGAAATTTATACAATGGTTTATCCAAAACGCAAAAGCAGAAGGTTGTGAAACTTGTTTCTTTCTTGGCGATTGGCACCACAATCGTGCAAATATCAACATCCAAACTCTTCATTATTCACTGAAGGGGTTAGAGATGCTGAATGATGCTTTTGATGCTGTATATTTCGTGGCGGGCAATCACGACCTATATTATCGTGACAAGCGTGATGTTCATAGTGTCGAATGGGCAAAACATCTACCCAATGTAAAAATTATTGACGACTGGTTCGAAGCGGGTGATGTGATTATTGCTCCCTGGCTCTGCGGCGAAGATTGGAAAACACTTGCCAATAAACAAGGCAAATATTTGTTCGGTCATTTTGAGCTACCGCATTTTTATATGAACGCAATGGTAGAAATGCCCGATCATCAAGAATTACAAACTAATCACCTCAAAAATTTTGAAAGTGTGTTTAGTGGGCACTTTCACAAGCGTCAACAAAAGGGCAATGTCACATACATTGGCAATGCTTTCCCTCATAACTTTTCGGATGTCGGCGATGATGAACGAGGCATGATGGTACTAGAGTGGGGCTGTGAACCCGTGTTCTACAAATGGGCAGACGCTCCTAAATTTCGCATCTATACACTAAGTTCGGTGCTAGAAGAACCAGAAAACTTGCTTTTGAAGAACAGTTATGTTAAAGTTAACCTTGATATTGATATATCATTTGAAGAATCAACTTTCTTGCGTGAAACTCTCGTACCGCAATACGGACTGCGTGAAATGAGTTTGATTCCTATGCGAACCGATATTGAAACTGATTCAACTGACTATACTAATCTTGCGTTTGAATCGGTTGATACCATTATTCAGAAACAAATTGAAGAACTACAAGAAGGTTCATTTGATAAAAAGCTATTGCTAGACATTTACCGCGCACTATGATTACCCTAAAGACCCTAAAACTCAAAAACTTCTTATCTATCGGCAATGTAGAACAGACAATCAACTTTGACAACAAGGATCTAACGCTTATTTTAGGCGAGAACTTAGACTTGGGCGGCAATGATGCTGGCAGTCGCAACGGCACGGGCAAGACTTCAATGCTACAGGGCTTGTCTTATGCTCTTTTCGGCACTGCTATCAACAACATCAAAAAAGATAACCTAGTTAATCGCACAAACGAAAAGAACATGACCGCTACTATCGAATTTGCGGTTCGTGGCATCGATTACAAGATTGTTCGTGGTCGTAAGCCCAATGTCTTGAAGTTCTATATCAACAACAAAGAACAAAGTACCGATGATGATGCTCAGGGTGATAGTCGTGAGACACAAGATGCTATTGAAAAAGTATTGTGTATGTCTAACACTATGTTTCAGCATATCATTGGCTTGAACTCATACACTACGCCCTTCTTATCACTCAAAGTAGGTGAGCAACGAGTTGTTATTGAGCAGTTGCTTGGTATCACCCTGCTGTCAGAGAAAGCAGATAAAGTCAAAGAACTCAACAAAGCAGTCAAAGATGCGATTGCCCTAGAGGAGGTCAGAATCCGCTCCCTTGAACAAGCAAACAGTCGTATCACAGAGCAGGTCGACAGCTTAAAACGCCGTCAAGTACTGTGGCAGAAAAAGCACGATAGCGATGTTGCTCACCTAATCTCTACATACGAGCGGCTAACTGCTATGGACATTGAAGCAGAGATTCAAGCACACAGTGCCTTGAGTGCTTATGCTGAATTGAAGCGACAACATGAATCATTCCAATCCATTCTTACTCGTCAAACTGCGTGGAAAAATAAAATTTCTACAGAGTTGAATGGTTTGGAAGCAAAACTAGCAGAGTTGAAGTCTATTGATGTTGAAGCTGAATTACAAGCACACCGGGACTTGTCTGCGTGGACAGTCAAGGCCGCAAATATGCGCCAGCTACAAACCTACATCGACAGTTGCTTAACGGCTGAGAAAAAAGAGCAAAAACTCATCGACAAATTGAAAAAAGAAGTCGAAGAGTTGAAAGATCATAAGTGTTACGCTTGCGGTCAAGACTTTCACGACGATAATCATGCGACAGTATTAGCTACTAAAGAGAAGGCGCTACAAGAAGCCGCACTACAAGCACTCTCTACTAACACACAGCTACTTGAACATCAAGACGCACTCAAGGCTCTTGAACCCCTGGGTGATAAACCTGTCACGCACTTCAAAACTGAAGCAGAAGCTGTTCGTTTGAGCAGTGAAGTAGCAAATATTGAAGCGCAGATTGTTGCTAAGCGCGGCGAGAGTGATCCGTATGCTGAACAACTAGCTGAATTTGTATTGCCTGAGTTAGGCGATGAACCTGTGACACATTACAGCACTGTTGAAGAAGCTATTGCTCACAAAACTCGTATTTCTACGACAGAACAGCAGTTATTGTTGAAAAATGAAGAGACTGACCCGTATAGTGAGCAAATTGCAGAGATGGAGCATCAAGCCATTCAGCAAGTTAGCTATGATGAGATCGATAGACTCAACAAACAGTTTGCCCATCAAGATTATCTACTCGACTTACTTACTAACAAGAAGAGTTTTGTCAGAAAACGCATCATTGAGCAAAATTTGACATATTTGAACACTCGTTTGAGTCACTATCTTACAAAAATGGGTCTGCCGCACAATGTTGTGTTTCAGAATGACCTATCAGTTGAAATTACTGAGTTAGGTCGTGACTTAGACTTTGATAACCTGTCACGAGGTGAGCGAAATCGACTAATCTTAGGTCTAAGTTTCGCATTTCGTGATGTTTTTGAGAATTTGTACTCTCCGATCAACTTAATGATGATCGATGAGTTGATTGACAACGGTATGGACTCAGTTGGCGTTGAAAACAGCGTTGCTGTACTCAAAGATTTGGTTCGTAGACGCAACAAGTCAGTATGGTTAGTCAGTCACAAAGACGAATTGGTCAGCAGAATCGATAAAATCATGAAAGTCGTGAAAGAAAACGGTTTTACGACCTATGAAATGTCAACTGACGCAGAATAAATTTTTTAGCACACAGACACACTAATAAGTAGAGCACATGGCAAGTAAAAGTAAGATCAAAGGCAGTAGTTGGGAGCGTGATTGCGCAAAATTCCTAACTGAGCTATATGGAGCAACATTTATTCGTAATATTACGGGTAGTGGCGCATACATCGGTGGTAAAAACATCACTCGTAAAGCAAATCTTACTGAGGGTCAAATTCGCAGTAGTAAGGGCGACATTACGCCGCCTGATGACTGGGATCAGTTCAATGCCGAAGCTAAAAACTACGGCGAACTCGACTTTCACAACTTCTATGTGGGCTGTAGACAACTAGATGTGTGGTTAGAACAACTAATCACTGTCGCCGATTCAAATGACTTTAATATACTCATGTTTAAGATCACTAGAAAAGGTAAATATGTTGCCGTTCAACCTAATCAACACTTGACATTTGTTAATTATACAGTGTATAATAGCAAGACGTTAGGGCAGTGGTACATCACTGATTTTGACGAATTCTTTGCTAACAATAGTAAGGTCGTTGAATCTCTATCTAAATCACTAAAATAAAACTATCGTTCGAACCACCGAGATAAAGGGGTCGATCTACTACAATTAGGTTTATATCAATACTGTTCGAACTGGCGAGATAAAGCGGTCGATCTACTTTTTAAAATCAAAATAGTCAAACAAAGACTCAAACTAGAAACGTTACGTGGCAATCCGACACTGCCCGTGGAGAAAGACCAAAGTGGGGTCAATACTAACCACAACAAGTCTCTAAACGCAAAATCTCCCTCGGAAGAGGATTACTGCGCCCGACAGACTTGAGTCCATCATACTCATACAACGGGCAAACACTATAGGTTCTATCGGTGCTTCGGCGAACGTTCTACCTTGGTTGTGAAAAATAGCAACCGAACAGAAGAAAATTACAGGGGGGAGACCTTGAGCTACGTCTGCGTTATTTACAGCAGATGTGGTTCAAGTGTTTATGTTTCGCCTCGTTTCACTCGCCGAAACTCGTTGTCGTTCCGCTTCGCTTAGAACGACACGAATCGCTGAAGCAAAAGAAAATAGGTCAGAAGGCTCTGAAAGAGCCAATGATAAGACGGAACGGAACGAAGTGAAGTTCCTCTTCGAATGAGAGGATTAAAAGAAAGGAAGTTTCGTCTTCTTGGTAGTTTCTAAGTTCTCTTCAATTACCGAATTAATTGCTTCGGTTTGTTTATAGGACATGTTGAGGACATCTACGAATGTAACTCCACCTCTCATGTACCAACTCATCTTCAGTGCGTTCTTTTCAATCGCATCTGCCTGTTTGACCATATCTTCGGTCAACTTCTCAACTTGGTCAGGACTTTTGTCGAGAAGGATTAACCGAAAAAATTTGTATAGTTCAGTTCAAGTGGCTGCGAATACTCATTACTACAGTGTGAGCATTTGATATCTAGAGGAGTGTCACTGTTAGCATTGCGCATCTTGCCACTAAACTCTTTGATAGCCGCATTAGTCTTAGTGTCACACTTTTCCATGAACTCTACAATGTAAGCATTTTCACG